CAACCAATCGATTTTAAACCAACCAGAATTGAAAAGCGTGAAAGAATGATTAATGGCAGAATGCGTTCTTATCATGTTGCAGACAAGTTGACAATTTCTACTAGTTGGAGTATGCTTCCTTCTAGATCTTTTGCACTTGCTCCAGAGTTTAATCCATCAAATGGAAAGCCATTAGTAAAAGAAAAGAACTCTTTAGAATATACTTCTGATGGTGGTGCTGGTGGAGTTGAACTACTTGATTGGTATGAAAACCATCAGGGATCTTTTTGGGTATATCTAGCATATGATAAATATTCAAATTTTGGAAAAGATGATGCAGACTATGGACATCTTGGACAATATAATCAATTGGTTGAAATGTTTTTTAGTGATTTTTCTTATAGCGTACAAAAGCGTGGCGGAAGTAATCATGATTTTTGGAATATCTCAGTAACCCTGGAAGAGGCATAGAATGTTTCAAAATGATGAATTAAAAAATCATCTTCAAACATCTTCAGTTATTAGAACTAACTCTGCTGTAATTGCTGAGTGGAATATGAACATACCAGAAAATATTCAAAAGATTGGCAATTATAGATATAGACCAACACAAGATAGTTCTGTATATAAAAATATTATTTCTAGTTTTAATGATGGAGAAGACAAAAATACACAGGTCCCGTTTTACTATGGAGCAACCGATGCTGATGTAACAATTGATGGCGGAATGGACGATATAAATCAGCCAACACTACTTACTTCTAGAAAAGAATACATTAAATTACTTTATTCGCTAGAAAACTGTTTTTATAAATTTAGACCAAGATCAGGTATTAATAAGTCTTCTTATTTTTCAAACTCATATATTCATAATGCTAATTCAGATATGGCAAAAAGACCAAGATATTATATGCCAGATAAAGGCGATTACTTTAAATACTGGACATCTTATAGAACTGAAAATGGTTCTGAGTACGGTGTTGCAAATAAAACCTTAAATGGCCAATACTTCATTGAGGATACAGCACCATTTGTTGTTTATAAAAATAAAATTCCAGTAAATAGAGTTGTAGTAAAAATGCAAACACATATTGGCTCTGTTGACCTTGGTCCATTTTCAACATCTTCTAAATCATTCTCAGACCCATTCTATGGTGATGCAAATAAAAAGACACCAGTTAAATGGAAGATTCAAGCACTTAAAAATAATAACTGGGTTGACATAAAGAAATTTGATGCAAGCACAAGAAGAAAAAATGGTACATCAATAATTGGTTCAGATGGATACGTAGAACTAGCATATGGATTAATCGTTCCAGATAAATATCAAGATACATTTATTAGAGCAGAAGAACATGCTACAACATCAACTTTACCAGAAACATCAATAAATGGTTATGCATATTTAGTTAAAGAAAATGAAGATTCTTTAGGCACGTATCATATTTGGGTATCAGATAAGTATGAGACCTTTGTTCCAACATATGGCTGGTATGTAAGTGAAGAAACAGTAGATAGATTAACTAACTTTGTTACAGATACAACATCTCCAATTCAGTACTCAAATGCATCTGATGGTTTGCCAATGTATAGAGAGTTTGATTATATTAATGGCTTAAGAATTGTTGTTGATACAATGACAAGGGCTGACTCAACTTTTGATCTAATTGAACTATCACCAAGATTAGTTGTAGATTTATCAGGAAAGACAGTTGATTTTTCAATAACAAAAACGGCATCTGATTTAGGATCTTCTGGCCTTCCAGTTGGTCAATTGCTTGCATCAAATGGAACCCTAAAACTATTTGACTACGATCAAGCATTTAATCCAAATAATAACAACAGTATTATTAAAAACTATATAACTAAAAATATACAAGTTAAGTTTTATGAAATAATTATGAATGTAAATGGGTATGATTATTTTGTTCCAATTAAGACAATGTATACAGAAGGTTTTCCAGAGTCAAACAATGAAACAAGACAAGTTTCTTTAAAATTAAGAGATCTATTCTTTTACCTAGAATCAATCAATGCCCCACAACTGCTAGTTACAAATGTATCTCTTAGTTATGCAGTCTCAACACTTTTAGATTCAATTGGTTTTACCAACTATTCATTTAAAAGAGTAGATGGTGAAGTTGATCAGATTATTCCATACTTCTTTATTCCGCCAGACACTAGCGTTGCTGAACTATTAAATCAATTAGCGATATCAACACAGACAGCAATGTTCTTTGATGAATATAATAATTTTGTAATGATGAGTAAAAATTACATTCTTCCAAAAGAGTCAGAAAGAGAAACTGATTTTGAATTTTATGGTACCAAAGATTTTATTGAAGAAGGTGCAATTAATAACAAAACTACCAATGAAAAACTTGCAAACATAATTTCTATTAACTCTCAAAATAATGAAATTTTTAATGATGGAAGTATTAACTATAAGACAAGATATATTCAAAAAACATATGGATCAATTAGGCAAGCAAGCATTATTGATCAGGAAAAAACATGGATATACAAACCAGTATTATTGTGGGAAGTTGCTGGGGACGATAATACAAAGTCTATTAATGATCAAGCAAATAAGCAGTCTAGTTATGTTTTGGGTGCTATACCACTTAACTCTGATTTATCCGATACAGTTCCAAGCGTTTCTAATAATATAATGATTAATAATACAATGGATTTAGGAGAGGGCATTTATTGGCTTTCAAGATACAATGGATATTTTTATGCAAATGGAGAAATCATAAAATATGATGCAGTTCAGTATAGTGTCAGCGGTATTGGCAATGTATGGATTACAAGTGTAACTGATTATCAAAACTATTTTTCCAAACTAAGTCATAATGGAAAGATCTATCCAACAGGATTGGTGAGAATTTATTCATATCCAAATTATCAAACTATAAATGGAATCACTAAATTAAAAAATGGAGAAGTAGCAAAGCACGGTAGAGGTCAGTTTGGCACAAGTGTTCTAAAGCACAATGCTGGCTTAAATTCATACTGGTCCGATAATGCAAATGTTCGTGGCTGCTCAATGAAGTCTGATTATTTGTTTAGTCTTGCAAGTAAAACTGAAGCAGATGCAAAGATTGCACTTTTAACATTAGACAATCTTGCAGCAGGAGTTAGCAATGATTTGGCAACTCAATCCACTAGATCAGGAATTATGAAAAATTTCTTGTCTCAATATTATGGCACAGAAAAAGATTTTAATAAACTTAAAACAACCCAAACTGGAACAATCCAGTCGTCTGCATTTATTTTAAATGGTCCATCTTTTACAACTACTCAAAAAGGCATTGACTTTATTTCGTATGTACATAAACCATTGACAGACTCATTTAAACATTTTGGTACAAGAATGAGAATTGTTGGTAAAATTGAAAATAACCAGAACCGTGGTCAGACTCCAATTGGTAGTGATACATACTTTGTGGTAACTGGTAATTCTCCAGATCAAAATATTAATATTAGTGCTGGTTCTGGCGGATTAGCCGTTATGCTAAATCCAACAACAAATGTTGGATACTATTTTGAAATTTTAGCACTAACAGAAAATAACATCAGTAGTTATAATAAATCTGCTGAAAATCTTCACAATGTAATCTTTTATAAGATAAAGCGTGACTCTGCCACATCCGATGCTATACCAGTTAAACTTTGGGGTGGTCTTGCAAGCATAACAGTTGACGATGGAAAGTTTACTGGTCAATACAGAATGGTTGGCGAGCAAAATCCAACGGTATATGATTTAGCAGTTGAGTATAGAAATATTGGAAACAGTAGAAGGTTCTACTTATACATAAACAACAAACTTGTTGCAACTGTTGACGATACTTCTCCTTTGCCAGTATATAACAATATGGCTATGTTTGTAAGAGGATCTGCAAGATGTATGTTTGAAAATATCTACGCATTAACAAATAATTATAGTCAAAATACAACCTTTGCTCTTGATACACCAGTTATGTCAGCGATTAATGATTCTGAGATAGATGCAAATGAATCATTCAGAAAATATGCAATGAGTGGTATTGTTCAATCAACCTATTTATCTGGTATTAATCCGTCTCAGCCACCACAATATAATATGTACTTTGAAGAATTTGGTACCATTATGAGAGAAGCAGCATACTTTAATATTCGTTATGACAAAGCCTATCCAGCATTATATGCAAAACTGTCTCCAACATTTAATAAGATTAAGGGGTATACAGTATCTGGATTTAGAGCAGGATCTTATGGAGCAGAATTTTTAATATTCAATGCAACAGATACCGCACTAAGCCTAGATGAGACAACTGGCAATTACTTAAGAATTCAAGGTATAACTTTTACACAAGAGTCACAACACCAATTGACAATGGATGAGTATTTTAATAAAAATAGTGATTTTTCAAATCCTCAACTAAGCGGATCAACATTATTAAAATCTCCTATAAAGTATGATAATGATTATCAAGATATTAAAGTAAGCAGAATTACCTATGGTAAAAAAGATTTTTCATTAGAAACACCATACATACAAACACAAGATGACGCAAACAGGCTAATGGAGTGGATTGTCAATAAAGTTGTTAAGCCAAGAAAATCTGTTAGTCTTAAGGTTTTTGCAACACCAACAGTTCAACTAGGAGATGTTGTCACTATTGACTATAAGGATAAAGACTCAGTAAATCAAATATCATCATCTAACTCTAGGTTTGTAGTATATAATATAGAGTATGCTAAAAGTTCTGGAGGGCCAGATATGACTGTTTATCTGAGCGAAATTTAATATGGCAAGTGCAATACCACTTACACCAGATACTACTGCATCTAACGCAGATACAGGGGTACTTGCTGCAACCACCAACCTTATAATTACAAGTTATGATGAAACACCTTTAGAGGTAATGACTGATCTTATATTTGAAGATATAGGTGGTCAAGAAATTATTAATATATCCAGAACTGACATTGTTAATGGTCAGGATATTATTTATCAACCAATTAAAAATTTGGCAAGCATTAACTATCAGTATAATCCGCAAAATATTTTGGCCCTACAAGATACATCTGAGAACTATTTTAAAAAATTTCCAATTAATGCAGCAAACAAAGTTCCAACCACTGGAACAGGAGAAAATGGATCAACAGTTTACATCGATGAGGCTACGGGAAATCTAGTTATTGAACTAGTAAATGTAGAGGATGATGAGCAAGTAGAAGTTCAAATACTAAGAAATGGAAAATTTTTTAATGATACAATATATGAGGTGCAATAATGATTACTAATACTGGAAAAAATATTTTAGCCAAATATCTACTTGGTCAGGCTTCTGCCTATGCCTCGTATATTGCTATTGGCTGCGGTTCAAGGCCTTTAAACTCTGACGCAGTTCTTGGCGATTATTCAACTAAAGAAAGACTTGATTTTGAGATGTTCCGTGTACCGATTACTTCAAGAGGTTATGTGAGCGAAGATGGAATTACAAAAATTGTTTTAACTGCAGAATTGCCAAGTGAAGAAAGATATGAGATTAGCGAAGTTGGTATTTTTTCTGCGGGATCTAATACTGCTGCAGGTGCCTATGATAGTAAATCTATTTATGCTTTTACACAAGATGAAAATTGGGAACACCACGATGCCCAGGGTGCATATCAAATTCCAGTAAAGTATACACCACTAGACAATGATTCAAATAATATAATTAGTGATGTTATGGCTACAAGAGAAGGATCTCAAGTTGTTGCAAAAGTTTTTCAAACAAACGCAGATAACAGAATTTTTACAGATCAAGGAAGAGTTTTAAGATATGAAAGATGTAGATTTTTAAATAATACAATTATGCTTAAGGGAAATTCTTCCACGCTAACTATTGATGGATCTGGAAATTTAGTAATAGGAGATAACTCAGAGCATATACATTTGACTGGTGCAATACTAGACTTTAATAAAAACTCACCTACTGATGAAATTAAACTATCTTTTGCGGTAGTTAATAAAGATGGAGAATCAACAAGTGTTCCAGACAATGTTAGAATAATGGTAGAGTTTTCTTCTTCTGATTCGCTTGTCGGTCAATTTGCAAGATTTCAGGTAAATATTAATAATGGAACTAGAATAGATCAGCATAATTTTGCTACAAATAGATATGTTGTAGCAACAAAACAACTACAAGAATTATATAAGAGTGCTGGCTTTACATGGAGTCAGGTTGATGTTGTTAAGATTTATGCATGTGTCACAGACAATGGCAGCCCAACAGATAACTTTTATATTGCCTTAGATGCTTTAAAACTTGAAAATACAAGTTCGTCAAACCCACTTTATGGAATGACTGGATATTCTGTTATTAAAAATAAAGATGCAGCAACTATTGTAAAATCTGCAAACACAACAAACTATATTGAATTTAGGTTTGCCTTGGATGTTCAATAATGGCACAAGAAAACTCTAGAGTAAAAAAGGTTATTATATCAAAATCTTCATTACCAGAAATATCTGGTGTTGGACAAGACTATGTGGTTAGATACAGAATTGTCAGTGATGATAAAAATAGATATTCTTATTGGTCACAAAAATATAGAGTCGCTATACCAAATACAACTACTGTACCTTTTTCTGTGACTAAATCTGGTTCAACTATAACAGCAGTTTGGACACCAGATAATACTATAAAGTCTGAGTTTGATATTTATATTAAGTGGGATAATGAAGAGTGGAAATATGTTACAACTGTATATTCAACAATCTATGCTAGTGTAATTAAGAATGGTGCCACAAAGGTAAAAGTTGCAGCACAAATACCAACTTTTCCAAAAGAAAGATTTAGTTCTGCTACACTTTTTGAATCCAACCAGATTGACTTAGTGGTATAATTATATAACCATGGCAAAATTACCTTTACCTGAAAGAGGGCAACCACTAGATGTTGCTTATATTTATCAATTAGCAAATACTGTTAATGATTTATCATCACAAATATCTCCAGCAACATATAAATATGTAACAGTAGATACCCCTGGTGTTGGAAAGCAAAGCGTTAAGGCTTCCGAGGCTAGAATTATTGGCGGGTATGTAAATGTAGTAAATAGTTCAACACGACAAGCAGGAACAGAAGTAGCATTTTCATATGACTTCCCAACAGACTTTAAGTATGCACCCATTGCAACTGCAACCCCAGTTAACACTGGTGGAACAGATGCTGGTAAGAATGTATCAGTAGTTTTAAAAAATATAACAACCTCTAAGGTTGATGGAATTGTAAGGTTTGGTACAACTGGTGATATGTCAGTTGATGTCAATATTATAATTATTGGAATACCTAACTAAATAATGATTAAATGTGATAGATGTAATAAAAGAATGTTTGTTGATAGACAGTATACTTCAGTTTCTCATTTAGAAACATACTGTATGTACTGTGGATCTAGAAAATTTTTTAATCCACCTGAGCAATCAAAAGAGGGGCGATGGCTACTAGAAAAGGAAAAATTGAGAGCGAAAACTACAATCTCTCCCCTGTAATTCCTGGTAACAAAAAGGTTTGGTTTTTGAATGGTGATCTAGTTAGAGTACATCACCTCAACAGGTCTAATGGCATTATGTCTGTTTATAATATTACAAAAGATCAAATCGAAAGTTGTTTAATTAATGATTTTAAAAAAAATCGTGAACGAGCATATACTGTAGGTCAGACTGCTGATTTAGTTAATCGTCATAAAAAATATATGCCATCACTAATGAAACGAGGAATCATTCCTTTCCCTACTGGATCACAAAAAGGCGGAGCAAGGGGGTTTCAGGTTAGATCATATTACTCAGAATCGCAGGTACGGGAGATACGTGATATACTTGCTACGTACCATATTGGTAGACCAAGAAAAGACAATTTAATAACAAATGATATTACACCATCCACACAAGAGTTGACAAGACGGATGGGGGACGGTATAATTACATATACAAGAACTGAAGATGGAAGGTTTATCCCTATTTGGGGAGAATCTATTTAATAATAAAGGGGTATGAAATGCAAAACGAAGACACTAAAGTTGGAGTTACTTTGGGGTATACACTTAACCTTGGTAACTTTCAGTCACTAAGGATTGATCTTAATGTGATTGATTCTAAGCGTGAAGGTGAAAATACAAACGATGCTTTTGAGCGTGTTTACAAGTTTGTAGAAGATAAGTTAACTGAAAAGATTAACGAAGCAAAGTCTGAAATCGCAGAATAATGGCAGAACGCAAAGACCGAATGGCTTTGCTTTCACGCTACAGCAAGTTCCATACTGCAAAGTATGAGCAAAAGCCATCGTTAAATTTAAATGTAGAGCAATGGGCTTCAGATGCCCTTATTGAGTCATACGGAATAGGACAGTGCTACGATCTTCTTGAGTACTACTTTGGTGTCGCTCAGTCTCCTTCTTGGAATTACTTTGCGTACAATGCAGAAAAAATATTACAAGCAAGATTAGATAAGCAGCAGGATGATAAAGAAAGAGCGGAAAGAAGAAGAATGGCTAAGGAGTGGTTAAGTGAATAATACAGAAGCAAAATTGATCACTGCAGTTCTTGAAGATAAGCAAGTTCATGTTTTGCTTCAAGCAAATATAGACAACCTTCTTAGAACCCATAACGATGTTTGGAATTTTGTAAGAAATTATTTTGAGCACAACTCTGCAGTTCCTCCAGTTTCTTTGGTTGTTGAAAAATTTAGAGATTTTGAGCCTATCCAAGGTGTTGGAGCAACAAAGCACCACTTGGAAGAACTTCAAACAGAATACTTAAACGATAGCCTAAAGGACATTCTTCGTTCTGCTGCTACAGATGTTCAGCAGGGTGAAGGAGTAAAGGCTTTAGACTCACTCATTACACAAACATCAGAATTAAAAAAGAATACTTCCGCAATTCGTGATATTGATGTAACAGATCTTGAATCCGCAATCGCATACTTTGAAAATATGAAAGAGCAGCAGGCACTTGGCAAGGTTGGAATTAAAACTAATCTTCCAGGATTTGACAACTATCTTCCAGCAGGAATTATGCCAGGTCAACTAGGAGTCTTTTTAGCATACCCAGGTATAGGAAAGTCATGGATGGCTCTATACTTTGCTGTACAGGCCTGGAAACAGGGTAAGACACCCCTTGTAATCTCACTTGAGATGTCAGAAACAGAAGTGCGTAACCGTGTATTCACAATCATGGGTGAAGGTCTTTGGTCACATAGAAAGATTTCAAATGGTGAGATTGAGTTAGACATGCTGAAATCGTGGCATGCAAAGAACCTTCAGGGCAAGCCTGAGTTCCATATTATTTCTAATGATCAAGGTGGCGAGATTAATCCTTCGGTTCTTCGTGGAAAGATTGACCAGTATAAGCCAGATTTTGTAATCGTTGACTACCTTCAGTTGATGGCTCCTAATCAGAAGTCAGACAATGAAACAGTACGAATGAAGAATCTTTCACGAGAACTAAAACTAATGGCTATTGGTGAAGAGGTTCCTATTATTGCTATCTCATCTGCTACACCAGATGATGTCAATGACCTTTCTACGGTCCCTACACTAGGTCAAACAGCATGGTCTAGACAGATTGCATACGATGCAGACTGGGTTATTGCCCTTGGTCGTGCTGCAAATAGTGATGTTATTGAATGTGCCTTTAGAAAGAACCGTCATGGATTTATGGGGGATTTCCTTGTGCAGGTAGATTTTGATAAGGGATACTATAGATATAAAGATTTTGAAGATAAGTAGTTATAATATGGTATGTCAAATTTTCACCACAAGACAATTAAAAGATTTAGTTTGGATGGCATCATCCATGATGAATCTGCCCTTGGTAGGTTAAAGGGTGAATATACAAGGTTGCTTGTTTCAGAGATGCGTCTCTGTGGCTATGTGCCAAGAATTGACATTGATCCAGATTTTACTATAGACTATAATGAAAAAAAACAATATTTTGAATTTGAAATATCAGTACACGGAGTATACGCAGGGAAAAGGAAAAGCGAATGGATAGCAGGGATAGACGTAAACAAGCCAATATATATACAAAAGAACAAATCAAAAGAGTTCTCGCAGGAACAGGTATAACCGTAGAGTCTGAGGTTGATTCAGACTATATTATTTTTTGTCCTTACCATAATAACAATAGGACCCCTGCTGGAGAAATTGATAAGAATAATGGAACCTTCTTTTGTTTTTCCTGTCATCATGTTGCAGACCTTGTAGAATTTGTAATGCACACCTCTGGAAGATCTTATTTTGAGTCTATTAGATTTATTAAAACAAAAGAAACTCAGCAAGATCTAGAGCGTGACATCAGTCAGAAACTTGTTACAAAGCCAGACTTTGTTCCATTTGATGAATTAATTATTAAGCGTTTGTATAACGGATTGCTTGCATCAGATAGAGCAAAAGACTATTTTAAATATCGTAAAATTTCTACATCTTCATGGTCTAAGTTTTCTCTTGGCTATTCAGAAAAACAGGACATGGTGACAGTTCCAGTGCATAGTCCAGATGGAATGTCAGTCGGTTTTGTTGGTAGATCAATAGAAGGAAAAGAATTTAAGAATACTCCAGGACTGCCAAAAGCAAAAACATTGTTTAATTTAAATCGTGTAAAAACTGCAGATAAAGTTTATGTCGTTGAATCTTCGTTTGATGCTATTCGTTTAGACCAAGTAGGGTTTCCAGCAGTTGCCACACTTGGATCTAATGTATCAAACCTACAAATAGAATTGCTTCAAAAGTATTTCAATAACATTATTGTTATTGCGGATAATGATGAGGCGGGAGGAAATATGAAAACTAAGATAATTGAAAAACTTGGATCTCGTGTTTCCATTATACAATTAAATAAAGAATATAAGGATATTGGTGATATGTCAGATGAAGATATCAAGAAATTGGAAGTTTCATTTGACAAAGACATCATCTCTATGCTAAACTAATATAACAAACAAAGGAGAAATATATGAGCGTAATTAAGGGATTAAAAGACATCAACGCCCTGCTCGAAAAACCAAAGTATGAAGGAACAGGACAAAAGGTTCGTTGGGTTAAGTTGGCTGACGGACAATCAGGAAAGGTTCGTTTTGTTGAAGAACTAGACCAAGACTCAGCAAACTATTCAGAAGCCCGTGGCCTTTCTGTAGTAGTTTCAGAACACACAAATCCAAAGGATTACAAGCGTAAGGCTGCTTGTACACAAGAATCAGAAGGTCGTTGTTTCGGTTGCGAAATGGCACGTAAAGAACCAAAGTCAGGCTGGAGAGCACGACTTCGTTTTTACTGCAATGTGCTAATCAACGATGGACTTGAAGATCCATATATTGCTGTTTGGTCACAAGGAATTTCAAAGCAATCAGCATTCAACAACATTCGTGAGTATGCTCTTGATACAGGTAGCATCTCTAATCTTGAGTGGAAGTTGAAGCGTAATGGTCAGGGAACTGAAACCAATTACACACTTCTACCATCAAAACCAGATGCAGAACCATTTGCATGGGATGGCTATGAATTCTTCAACCTAGAAAAGGTTGTTCGTGAGGTTCCATATCCAGAGCAGGAAGCGTTCTACTTTGGATTTGACACACCTTCTGTTACCAGCACAAATATTGACTGGTAATAGATGTCTTACGTAGGCTTACACGTACATACCCACTACTCGTTATTTGACGGGATTGCTACTCCAGAAGAATACATTGACCGTGCAGTTGAGTTGGGGATGCCAGCAATTGCCATCACTGACCACGGTACTTTATCTGGGCATAGGGAACTGCACCGCATTGCAAAAGCAAAGGGTATTAAGCCTATACTTGGCGTAGAAGGCTATATGTGTAAAGATAGATTTGATACTAGAGATAAGTCTGAAAGAGACGGAGATCTAGATCTAGTTTATAACCATATAGTACTTCTCGCCAAGAACCAAATTGGTTTAGAGAATTTAAATAAGATTAGTGAGATATCCTGGACAGAGGGATATTTTAAGAAGCCAAGGTTTGACTTTGAGATTCTTGAAAAGTATTCAGAAGGAATTATTGTCACATCTGCATGTCCAAGTAGTGTGCTTGTAAAGGCACTTGAGAATAATGAGTTTGCTATAGCAAAAGATTATATTCAATGGTTTAAGCGTGTATTTAATGATGATTACTATATTGAGGTCATGCCACATAATGAGGCAGAAATAAATAAACAATTAATTCAATTGGCAGATGAGTTTAGTGTAAAGGTTGTTGTAACCCCAGACTGTCATCACAGTTCAACAGATCAAAAAGAAATTCAAGAGTTTAAGTTGCTACTTAATACACATGTTAAGATTGATAAAGAACACACTTTTGAAAAGTCAAAGAAAAAAGAGAATATGATGGAACGCCTTGACTATCTTTATGGTGAAGACCGTCAAATCACATTTAACAAGTTTGACATTCATTTGCTTTCTTATGAAGAAATGAAGTCTGCTATGGAAGCACAGGGTATTGATCGTCCAGATATTTATACAAATACTTTAGAGGTTGCTGAAAAAGTTGGTGACTATGGAATTCAAGAAGGACTAGACCTACTTCCAGTCCAATATAAAAATCCAGATAAAGAATTAAAAGAACTAGCCCTTGCTGGATTAACTGAGCGTGGTGTAGATGGTCAGGAATATTTGGATAGACTTGATGAAGAGTTGCAAGTAATTAAAGATAAAAAGTTTGCTCCTTACTTTTTGGTTGTACGCAATATGATTGCATGGGCAAAAAAAGAAGAGATTATGGTGGGTCCTGGTCGTGGATCTGCAGCAGGATCACTGTTATGCTATGCACTAAGAATTACTGACATTGATCCAATTAAGCATGGACTATTGTTCTTTCGCTTTATTAATCCAGATCGAAATGACTTTCCAGATATTGATACAGATATTCAAGACTCTCGTCGTGAAGAAGTAAAAGATTATCTTGTTAGACAATATCGACATGTTGCATCTATTGCGACATTCCTTTCGTTTAAAGACAAGGGTGTTGTACGAGATGTTGCACGAGTTTTAAATATTCCACTTACTGATGTGAATAAAGTTCTTAAACTTGTTGATACTTGGGATGAATATTGCACATCAAAAACAACACGGGAATTCCGTGAGAAATATCCAGAGGTAGAAATTTATGGAGAACAACTTCGTGGTCGTATTAGAGGTACTGGCATCCACGCTGCTGGTGTTGTCACTAGTAAAGATCCTATTTTTAGGTACGCACCAATGGAGACACGCTCTTCTACTGGTAGCGATGAGCGTATTCCTGTTGTTGCAGTTGACATGGAAGAGGCTGAAAAGATTGGTTTAATCAAGATTGATGCACTGGGACTAAAAACTCTTTCAGTTCTTAAGGATACACTTGATATTATTGAGGAGAGAGACAACAAGAAAATTGACCTTCTTAAGATAGATATGGATGATAAAAATGTATATCAAATGCTTTCAGATGGATACACAAAGGGTGTGTTTCAGTGTGAAGCAGCACCATACACAAACTTGCTAATTAAAATGGGTGTAAAAAACCTATCAGAACTTGCAGCATCAAATGCTTTGGTTCGTCCAGGTGCAATGAATACAATTGGTAAGGATTATATTGACCGTAAGCATGGTCGTCAAAATATTGGTTATACACACCAAGTACTTAAAGAATTTACGGAGGAAACATATGGTTGTATTCTTTACCAGGAACAGGTTATGCAAGCATGCGTATCGCTTGGCGGTATGTCCATGTCGGAAGCAGACAAAGTTAGAAAAATCATTGGAAAGAAAAAGGATGCTAAAGAGTTTGATCAGTTTAAAGAAAAGTTTGTAGAGGGTGCATCTAAGTTTGTTTCACCAAACATGGCTAGAGATCTTTGGCATGACTTTGAGGCTCACGCAGGGTATTCATTTAATAAGTCTCACGCAGTAGCATACTCAACGCTATCATACTGGACAGCATGGCTTAAGTATCACTATCCAATAGAGTTTATGTACTCACTACTAAAGAATGAAAAGGACAAAGATGCAAGAACTGAATACCTTATTGAGGCAAAAAGAATGGGCATTAGCATTAAACTACCTCACATTAATGACTCAGATATTGATTTTAAAATTGAAGGCAAGGGTATTAGATTTGGTCTTACTGCTATTAAGTATATTTCCGATAAAATTGCAGAGCGTTACATTTCTGCAAGACCTTTCTCTTCGTATGCTCAACTTGAAGAGTTTACTTTTACTAAAGGAAATGGAGTTAACTCTCGTGCTCTTCAAGCATTACGAGTTATCGGCGCAGCGACATTTAATGATAATCCAAGAAATGACGAAGAGATTAAACAAAATCTCTACGAATATTTAAACCTACCAGAATTTAATATTACGGTTCCATCTCATTATTACGGCTTTATAACAGAGGCTCAGGATTATGAAGAAAAGGGTTCTTTGATTGTAATGGGTATGGTAAAATCTATTAAAAGAGCAAAAGGTTGGTCAAGAGTAGAACTATTAGATAAAACAGGAAGTGTAGGAATTTTTGATGAAGAGCAAACAACTATTGAAGCAGGCGTATCGTATCTCATTCTTGTTAATGATAATCGGATTCTTTCTGCTATCCCTATCGATCAAATAAAAGGTTCAACATCTGGTCTTGTTAAATTTTTAAATTACAAACAATTACCATATAAAGATAACGAGATGTTTGTTTTGTCATTTAAACCAAGAGTTACAAAGGCTGGAAAAAAGATGGCATCTTTAACAGTTGCAGATACAGCAAGAGATCTTCACTCAATAACTGTATTCCCAACATCTTTTGCAAAGGCATATATGAAAATTGAAGAAGGAAATGCATATAATTTTAGTTTAGGAAAAACTAAAGATGGAACAGTCATATTGGAGGATGTAAATGTCAGTTAGTGTAGAAGAGGCGATGGCCCAACTTGATCCAAAGTTAAGAAAAAAATTAGGAACAGGAGTAGGGGTAAACTATGAATACCAGCCTACCCCAAGTTATGGTTTAAACCGTGCTCTAGGAGGTGGACTTCCTTATGGTAGACAAGTTCTTATCTGGGGTTCAAAGTCATCTGCAAAGTCCTCTATGTGCCTTCAAATGATCGCTCTAGCACAAGCAGAGGGTAAACTCTGTGCATGGATTGACTCAGAAATGTCATACTCAGAAGACTGGGCTAGAAGTCTTGGTGTAGATCCAGAAAAACTAATCTACTCACAAGCAAGAACTATAAGTGACATGGTAGATGTAGGCGTTGGACTAATGAACGCTGGAGTTGATTTAATTGTGGTAGACTCTATTACATCAATGCTTCCTGCAATTTATTTTGAGAAGGACACAGACGAAATGAAGGCTTTGGAAAATACAAAGCAGATTGGAGCAGAGTCTCGTGACTTTAGTAACGCATGGAAAATGCTTAACTATGCTAATAATAAAGTTAAGCCTACTCTTCTTGTTCTCATTTCTCAGTCTCGCAATAATATTAATGCTATGTATACTAGCCAGCAGCCTTCTGGTGGTCAGGCTACTAAGTTTTATTCTTCTTGCATTGTTAAATTATTTAGTTCCGAATCAGATAATCAAGCAATTAAAGGAAAAATTAAAGTAGGAGATAAGTTAATTGAAGAAAAAATTGGAAGAACCATTCGTTGGGAACTTCAGTTTTCTAAAACTTCTCCAGGTTTTCAGTCTGGTGAATATGATTTTTATTTTAGAGGTGATGATATTGGTCTTGATACCATTGGTGACTTGGTTACTACAGCAGAACTAAACGGTATTGTAGAACGCACAGGAGCATGGTATATTCTTCCTGATGGCTCAAAGGTGCAAGGTAAAGAGGCATTTGTCAATCGTGTAAGAGAGGATCTTGATTTGCAAGAATCAATCAAGGCAAAACTAAATGCCTAGTTATACAGTTTATAGTGGTTTATTTTTATGTCATACCTGTAAAATGGAAGTTAGATCGCTAAGATTATATGCAGAAACAAAAACTGCCACCTGGATGTGCAAAGAAAAACATATTAGCACGGTTGGCTTTGGTAAAAAAACTAAAAAAGATTTTGAGGTATAATAGTATTATGAATAATTTTCCTATGTATACAAAAACAAAAGCAGAAGACTTTATTGACAATCAAGATTTTCCTGTTGTGCAAATTGAAAACATTTTATCTGACGAGCATATTGCAGAAATATATTATAAGGTTGCTCAGACAGATGACTCCCAAACAATAACTCAGCCTTGGGCTGGGCACAAAGCATATCATACTAAATTTTCAAATGATGTTATTAGTCAAATAGAAAAAAGAGTATCAGAAATAGTTGGTGAAGAAATGATTATGGCTGAATATTCTTTTGCCAGATACTCAGAAGAGTATGGTTATAAGTGCAAACTATTCCCACACTATGATACAAAAAAGTCACAAAGGGTAACATGTGATATTCAACTAGAATCAAATGAGGATTGGGGAATTATAGTAGAGGGTGAACAGTACAATCTAAACTACAATGATGCCTTGATCTTTGCGGGAAGCCAACAGATGCACTGGAGAGAAGATAAGCGGATAGGACAAGATACAAAAATTGATATGATGTTTTGTCATCTTGTATATAAAAATGATAGACCTCTTCAGGAAAATCATGTAGCCATATTAGAAAAAAGAACTCGTGCCTTAATGATGGACACGGGGATTGATAGTCAGATAGAAACAAATGACAGAAAAGAGTGAGTCAAAAAGAATTGGTGCAAAACAGCACAAGAATTCTGGTAGAAACACACATAAAGGTGATGCAACATGGCAAAACTTTACTGTAGATTTTAAAGAGGCTTCAAAGTCTTTCACATTAAATAAAGATGTATGGGCAAAGGCCACAACAGATGCAATTAAAAATAATAGCGATCCGTTAATAATAGTTGTTCTTGGCTCTGGAAATACAAAAGTTAGACTTGCTATACTGGAATTTGATTTATTAGATCAAATTCTAGATGGTGTATAATATAATAAAAGGAGATACTATGAAAAAAGATTTACCAAACGTATTAATCGACAATGCTTTAACACAAGAAGATGTATCAGAAATATATAAGATTGTTTCTTCAACTACCAGCCAAACCTTTGTTGAAGATCTTGGATATAACAGTTGGCATATTCAATTACCACAACATATTATTGATAAGTTTACAAAATATGCTGAGGGTATTGCTGGAGAATCATTAGTTCTAAAGGAATATAATTTTTCTAGATATCAAAAAACAGTTTCAAATTGTGGAAAGTATACTTTTTATCCATTGCTCTTTCCACATACTGACGAGGTATTTAATGAGTCAAGACTCACTTTAGACTATCAGATAGGTTCAAATGTATCTTGGGGAATTACAGTAGATAACTGGGAGTCTGAAGCAACATATACACTCAAAGACAATCAACTACTTTCTTTTTCTGGTTCTCATCAGGTTCACTGGAGACCAAAAAGAGAATTTGTAGATGGTGAATTTTTAGAAGCAATATTTTTGCACTTCTCACCAACTACATCAGAAACCCTCACTGCTGATCATGTAAACATTATGAGAGAAAGAGCAAAAGAAAAATATATAGTTTGGAATGATGAAACGGGTGCTTCATCTAACAAGTCAGAAGACGGCTTGCTAAAGTACAATCCGAAAGAGTCAAATTAATTATGGCTGAAATTCACAAGTACCTAACTGATTTTAATAAATATAAAACAAAAGTTCCATTTTATGTAGATAATTTATTTACTGATGCTGAATCAAAACAGTTAATGGATATTATTTATCAAAATAAAAATATGCTAGATCCAGTTGTGCATAAACCAAATGAGCAGACTAGTGAAAAAAATTGGGATAGGTTTAGACCAAAAACAATTGAATATATGTCAAGAGTGCTTGTTGAGTTTCAGATGCCCAAAAACTTAGAAGAAAAACTAGACAATATTGCAAAACCAATTTATGATGGAGATGTCGCTCTATGTCATTATAACTATATTGAATATAATAAAAAGTATGGCAATGGAAATAATAGTCCAAAGTTGCCTCCACATATAGACGCAGATGAAAATCTAATAACTATTAATCACTGTGTTGATGGAAACATTGAGTGGGATCTTTATATTGGAAACCAAGAAGACGGGACCACCTTTACAAGATATACACTAGAGCCTGGGCAAACAATAGTTTTCAGTGCAGTCAATCAGGTTCACTGGAGACCAAAGCGCAAATTTAAAGATGGCGAGTTTCTTGAGATTGTTAGCATGGACTATTGTCCAATAACTAACTATAGGTTTACTGGAGAAATGAATCCACTAGATGCATACACATATCCAGAAAAAAGAAGCGCTTACACAAATTCTTTAAACTATTTGCCAGAATTTAAAGCAGCGTGGAATCTTTATCATCAGGATGGTATGAAAGACGGAGTAATTGGAGATGATTTTTAATGGAAGAAAAAACAACTATTGATATGGTAAATGGTCTTGTAGAAATTGCAGACTATATGGAAGATGAAGAACTGACAACTGCATTAACAATGATTGCTAAACTAATTATAAAGCCAGATATCCCAATCAATGTTGCTCATGTAGAGATTGTAAGGCTTCAGGCAATCGCAGCAAAGATGGCATTTAAAGCAACATGGATGGCAAATGTAGATAAATCTGATAGAGGCAAAAAAAATCTTTACTACACTGCTGCTGAATCAATTAACAATTTAGTGTCTGCACTGAAATACATCACACGCTGATATCTGCTATACTTATAAGAATAGAAAAGAGTTTTAATATAATGACAAAAAATTTACTAAAGCAAGTTATGATTAGACCAGAAACAAGCAATAAATTGGAAGAGCCAACTTTTACTGATGGACTTATTGAGGCAATTAGGAATGGCTATACAGTTAACCTAAAACCACGCTTTCAAAAGAAGACAACCTTTGCTCCTTCATCTTTGACATACGGAGCAGGTGAGTGTGCTAGATATTGGTACCTTGCATTTGAGGGTGGTATTTTTCACGATGATGCAGATGCTTTTGGTGTAGCAAACAGAACCAGCGGAACACTGAGCCATGATAGAATCCAAGATGCTGTTATGAATGCTGGGCTTTTGGCAGAAGATATGGAGTTTGATCCAGAACCAAGCAAGTACAAGAAGCAAATTCATCCAGCATTAGAGTTTAGAATCAAGCATGATGACCCACCAATTTCAGGGTATGGCGATGTAATGCTTAATTATAATGGTCAAACTATTCTTGGTGAAATTAAAACCATGATGAATGAAGGCTTTGAGTATAGAAAAGCAAGCAGGAAGCCAAAGACTGGCCACCTAATGCAATTAATTATGTATATGAAGATTCTCAAGAAAGATAAGGGTGCATTGATTTATGAAAATAAAAATAACCATGATCTACTTATTATTCCTGTAGAAGTAAACGATCATTACCGTCGGTGGGTAGACCAGGCATTTGATTGGATGCGAACAGTTCGCAAGGCATGGGAAGATAAAACTTTGCCTCAAAAAACATATAGATCAAATTCAAAGATCTGTAAGGTTTGTCCATTACAAAAAACATGTGCCGAAGCAGAGACAGGGGTAATTAAAATTAAACCTCTGGAGTTGCTAGAAGATGAAGCATTGTAGTTGGTGCGACAAAGAATTTAAAACAGATATCTCATATCAGATATACTGTTCTGTAGAGTGTAGAAATCATTCTACAAAAGAAAAGATTGCACAAAGATATTTGCTTACAAGAAGACAAAAAAGAAAAGGCAAGATGCGAACTTGTAAATCTTGTAAAAGACAGTTGTCAATATACAATGATGATTCTTTGTGCTCTGGTTGTTTAATAAATCCTTCAGATGTTAGTCAAGCATTAAAAGAAATAAAAGGAAAAATAAATGGTACAAAATAAGTGGGGTGTAGAAATAAAACCAGAACAAATTTGTGCTATTGATGCTAGTACTAACAGTCTTGCCTATGCAACATTTCATGGTGAATACTTAAAAGAAGTTGGAAAGATTAATTTTGAAGGCAAAGATATATATGAAAAAGTAATTGACGCTGGCAGAAAGTCTAAAGGTTTATTTGAACATATTATAAATGTAGATGCGATTGTAATTGAACATACAGTATTTATGAACAGCCCTAAGACTGCTGCTGATCTTGCGTTAGTCCAAGGTGCTTTATTAGGTGCAGCAGGTCAATCTGGCATTAGAACTATTGGCAAGGTGTCACCAATCACATGGCAAAACTTTATTGGAAATAAAAAGATTTCTAAAGATGAAAAATTATATATTAGGTCTCAAAGTCCAGGAAAATCTGAGTCATGGTATAAATCTTTTGAAAGGGATCTTCGCAAACAAAGAACTATCAACTTTATCAATATTCAGTATGATAAGACTATTACTGATAATGATGTGGCAGATGCGTGTGGTATTGGTCATTGGGCTATAAAAAACTGGGACAAAGCAATAGGGGTTGACAAATAACATTATGGCTGCTAAACTATATACTAGTGAAACTTGGCTTAGAAAAAGATTTCTTATGGATAAAAAAACACCACAAGAAATTGCTTCAGAGTGTGGGACAAGCGTAGAAACAATATATGTTTATTTGGCAAAATACGGATTAAGGAAATCTAAACGATGAATAAATTACAAAAGGCTGTTGCAGTTTTAACTATTGCTGGTGCAGTTGGAATTAGTTATGCACTCTATACATTAAAGGGTTTGCCAGAAACATTTGATTGGGAGGATGACGAATGAGCGTTCAAACACAATATGTTATTTCAAATATTTGTGATGAAATAAAAGATATGCTTATTAAGAAGAACCAATCATACGGTGATTCTGCCATTGATCCAATTAGAATTTTTTCAAAGGCAAACACAGATGAGCAGATTAAGATTAGAATAGATGATAAACTTTCTAGAATATCTAGAGGCTCTGAGTTTTATGGGGACAATGACATAGACGATCTAATTGGATATCTAATCTTGTTTAAGGTTTCAAAGGTGCTATCAGATGTCAACTGAAGAAGACCTAGTAAAGCATTTAGATCAGGTAAATAATGTAGTTGAAGAATACCTAAAGGGTAATGACCCAACTGTCATTTCAAAGCAATTAGACATTCCAAGACAAAGAGTAGTTGCCTATATTGATGAATGGAAGACTATGGCTTCCGATAATGCTGCAATTCGTGCTCGTGCAAAAGAAGCACTTGTGGCAGCAGACACACACTATAGCAAACTTATCTCAAAATCTTATGAAGTTATTGATGAGGCATCAATGACAAATAATCTTACTGCAAAAACAACAGCGATTAAACTTGTTATGGACATTGAGTCTAAAAGAATTGACATGCTACAAAAGGCTGGACTGCTTGAGAACAAAGAACTTGCAGAAGAGATGGTTGAGATTGAAAAACGACAAGAGGTCTTAATGTCAATCCTAAAGGATATTGCTTCTGAGTATCCAGAAATTCGTGATGAAATTATGAGACGACTCTCCTCTATTGCCAAGCAAGATGAGGTTATTACGGTAATACATAATGGCTGATTTTGGTGATTTTCTTGAGGCTTTAAAAAATAATAATTTTGAAGAAACTCCAGTAGATGCTAAAACATTTGTTGAGGGTGAAGACTATCTTGGTCAGCCTCCGCTATCTCAAGTGCAATATGACATTGTTGAGGCCATGAGCCAAATATATAAACAGGAGGACTTGATTGATCTTCTTGGTAATGAAGAAGGAAGACGCTATTATAAAAAATATACAAAGAACGAAGTTATTCTGCAACTTGGCAAGGGATCTGGAAAAGACTTTGTATCAACAGTAGCATGTGCATATATAGTATATAAACTATTATGTCTAAAAGACCCTGCTCGTTATTTTGGAAAGCCTTCTGGAGATGCTATTGACTTAATCAATGTTGCTATTAACGCACAACAAGCAAAAAATGTTTTCTTTAAAGGATTTAAAACAAAAATCGAAAAGTCTCCATGGTTTGCTGGTAAGTATAACCCTAAAGCAGAAAGCATTGAATTTGATAAAGCAATTACTGTTTACTCTGGTCACTCAGAGCGTGAGTCTCATGAGGGTTTGAACCTTATCCTTGCTGTACTTGATGAGATTTCTGGTTTTGCAAATGAAGTTGGTACAGGAAATGATCAAGGAAAAACTGCTGACAACATCTATAAAGCATTTCGTGCCTCTGTAGATTCTCGTTTTCCAGATCTTGGAAAGGTTGCACTCCTTTCATTCCCTCGTTATCCAGGCGACTTTATTTCACAAAGATATGATGCTGTAATTATGGAAAAAGATGTTGTATCAAAAGATCATACATTTGTTATGAATGAGGACTTACCTGAAGATGCTGAGGGAAATACATTAAAAATTACTTGGGATGAAGACAACATAGTTTCTTACAAGTATCCAGGAGTGTTTGCACTAAAGCGTCCTACTTGGGTTGTTAATCCTACTAGAAAAATTGATGACTTCAAGTTGGCATTTTATACAGACCTTGGAGATGCAATGCAAAGATTTGCATGTGTTCCAACATATTCAACTGATGCGTTTTTTAAACAGGTAGAAAAAGTAAGATCATGTATGACCATAAGAAACCCAATTGATTCATATAAAAGATTTGATGAAACATTTAAGCCAGATCCAAATAAAAAATATTATGTGCATGCTGACCTTGCACAAAAACATGACAAATGTGCTGTAGCAATTGCACATGTAGAAAAATGGGTAAATATTCAGGTAATTAAAGATTATCAACAGGTAGCCCCAGTAGTTGTAGTAGATGCTGTGGTTTATTGGGAACCAAAAGTTGAAGGACCAGTAAATCTGTCAGAGGTGAAATTATGGATTCAAAATCTTAGAAGACAGGGTTTTGATATCGGAATGGTTTCATTTGACCGTTGGCAATCATTTGATATTCAAAATGAATTAAAACAGGTAGGAATGAGAACTGAAACTGTTTCTGTTGCTAAAAAACATTATGAGGATATGGCCATGCTAGTTTACGAAGAAAGACTTGTTATGCCTGCAATCGAACTTTTGTTTGAAGAACTAACAGAATTAAAAATCATGAAAAATAATAGAGTTGACCACCCAAGAAAATCTTCTAAGGACTTAGCAGATGCTGTGTGTGGAGCAATATTTGGAGCAATATCACACACTCCAAAAAATATAGATCAGGAAGTTGAGATTCATACATTTAGGGAAAGATCCAAAGATGTATTTGACTCAAGTAACTCAAATGTGATAGAATATAAGCCTATGCCAAAAGATGTAAAAGACTATTTGGATAGATTCAATCTACTATAAAGAAAAGGAAATAAATTAAATGAACTCATTTAAGAAAATCGCACTAGCCATGGTTGCAGCCATGACTTTGGGCACAATCGTAGCAACACCTGCAAGTGCTGCTGTAATGACAGTCGCTGTATCGCTTGACTCTGTAGCAAACACTACAGCATCAGCAATCGCTACACCTGCATCATTGCCAGTCCCTGCAGACAACTCTGTTGATGCTGCTGACGCACTAAAGTTCGTCGCAACAGTTGATACAGGTTCTAGCGTAACTGTTTCAGCAACAAACGCAACAATCGTGTCTGCACTACACACATCTGCTGCACCAGTAGGAGCAACATCAGGATCATCATCTTTAACAGTTGCAACTGGTACAGGAACAACAGCAACATTTTATGTCTACACAAAGACAACAGCAATTGGTACAGTTGTAATCAACAACCAGGGAACAACTCTTACATACTATGTACAGGGAACTGCTGGTAAGATTAACTCTCTTACAGTGTCTGCACCTACATCAGGTGCTGCTGGAACAAAGCAGGACATCACAGTAACTGCAACAGATACATTTGGTAACAAGGTATCAGGTAAGTCAATTACTGCAACAGTGTTTGCTTCTACAGCAACACTAGACACAGCAACAGCAACAACTGGTGCTACACTTTCAGATTTTGGAGTTGCTACATTTAAGGCAACACTTCCAACAACTGGAACACGCTCACTAATCACATTCTCACCAACAACATCTTCTGATGCAACATCTGCTGATGTAACAGGTCTTCCTGCTCGTGCACTAGCACCATTTGCAGAAATCGCAGTTCGTGATCTAGTATCAGAACTTGCTGCACAGGTTGCTGCTAAGGATGCAGCCCTTGCTGCAAAGGCTGCTTCAGACGCTGCACTTGTTAAGGCAACAGCAGAGCACACTGCTCTAATTGCTGCTGAGAAGGCTGCTTCTGCAAAGGCACTTGCTGATGCAAAGGTTGTTTCAGATGCAGCAATCCTTGCTAAGGATGCACAGATTGCAAAGTTGACTGCAGATAATGCAGCAGCAGTTAAGTCAATCAAGGATGCTTTCAATGCACTTGCAAAGAAGTGGAATGCAAAGAATCCAAAGGCAAAGGTTACTCTAGTTAAGTAATTAGTCCAACACTAAGGGGGTTGCCAATTACGGTAGCCCCCTTTTTGTGCAATAAAATGGTATAATCATCCTAACAGACATCTTGTCTGCAAGGGGGAAAGGTCAATTAAAAGATTATTACGCATAACAGTGGCATCAGTATTGGCCTTTGGTTGGCTCCTCATATCCCCGCAAGACGCTCATTCTGATGATCCCCTCACAGTTGCAGCCAAGCAGATCGAGAACCTTAATAGCGCAGTAGATAAATTAGACTACAAAGATGGTCTAATTAATATGATTGACATAGCAGAAAATAAGTTTATGTATGCCAAAAATCTGCGGGATGTCAGGGATGAGGCAATTGCAGACTATGATGATGCAGTAGAGGCAGAAGAGTTAGCCCTAGATGCAGTAGAACTTGCCCAGTCAAATGTAGATGGCCAGACAGTAACAGTAGAACTTTCTTTTAATTATAAAGAGGATGCCCTACAAGATAAGAACGATGCACAGGATGCTCTCAACATAGCCAACATCAACCTTCAAACGGCGCAATCAAATATGCAGAGTGCTGGAGGAGAAGGTTTGGCATATACTGTTTATACTCTTGTTAGACAGGGTAATGTTGCTACCCCAGGATATGTGCTTTGTTCTGGTACTTGGAACTCAAACTATATGAGCCTTCCAGTTTGTGGTAATAGATATGAAAACTTTATAGTTAAATTTACTGGACAGATAACAGTTCCAGAATGGTTCACATCAACAAAATTTGCAGGTTACACAGATGATGGTTTTAGGATGTATATTG